AGCAGCTATATCGGGTACAGCAGATGCTCAGCAGCTTCCGCAGTGCGGTGGTGTATGCGGCAGGACCCATTGTACAGGTACTGGTGCCGGTGGTGCAGCTTGTGGTGCAGGCATTGACCAATTTGGCATTATGCATCGGCAGAGTGCTCAGAGCGCTGTTTTTCGGCAGCACCGGCGCAGACACCTTTACCACTGCCCTGCAGGGTACCGCTGCCGCCGGTACGGCACTTAGACGTACCCTGGCAGGCTTTGACCAGCTGACCCGTGTGGGGGCAGCATCCTCTGGCGGCGGTGGGTGGATCACGGATACGGATCTGCCTGCGCTCAGCGGCGCATGGGAAAAATTGGCGCAGAAACTGGAAAAACTGCTAAAGCCCTTGCGGGAGCTGGATTTTTCCAGAGCGACCGAATCCTTCAACAAGCTGAAGCAGGCCATAGAGCCCATCAAGAAGACCTTGTTTGAGGGGCTGGAATGGGCGTGGAATAATTTGCTCATTCCGCTGGCACAGTGGACCGCAGAGGAACTGCTGCCGGTGTTTTTGGACACCTTAACTGTGGCCCTTCAAACACTGGCTCAGATTATTGAGGAAATAAAACCCACACTGAACTGGCTGTGGGAGGAATGCCTGCAGCCTTTGGCACACTGGGCAGGAGATCAGGTGATCGACTATTTTAAGGGTCTGCAGCAGGAGATGCACGGAATGTCCGATTGGGTCTCCACCAACCAGGGGCCCATCGCTGAAATCGTCCATTCCATCAAATCTTTTGTAGCAGGTGTAAGCGGTGTAACGGGCGCCACATTGCAGTGGAATCTCTTAACGGAGCAGACGGGCGGCACCCTAAATAACCTGATACGGATCCTCGCAGGGGTGGACAGCCCGCTGGGAAAGCTGCTGGGAAGCTTTCAAGGTATCACAGATACCCTGTTTGGCGTTAAAAATGCCTTTTCCCTGGTGGACAGCGCATCCCTTGGTACGTGGAATGGACTGAAAAATGTTTGGTCCAACGCATGGAGCTGGCTGAAGGAGCATACCGCCGATCCCATGGCAAAAGGGCTCAAGGATGTGATCAATGCCTTTATCGCAATGTTAAACGGCGCGATGCAGGGCGGCGCAACGGCCATCAACGCACTGGCCTCGGGTATGAACAGCATTAAATTCAGCATCCCAAGCTGGATCCCCGTATTGGGCGGTAAATCCTTCAGCTTAGGGCTGAAGACCGTCACACCGCCGCAGATCCCCTTGCTTGCCAAGGGCGCAGTGCTTCCGGCCAACAAGCCCTTTATGGCGGTGGTAGGTGACCAAAAGCACGGTACCAACGTGGAAGCGCCCCTTTCGGTGATCCAGGAGGCCATGGCGCAAACCATGGCAGACTACACTGCGGGCAATATGGCAGGTCATCAGGCCACCGTTTCGGTACTGCAGCAGCTTTTGCAGGCGGTACTGGGGATCCATCTGACAGATGAAGATGTGGCCGCGGCAGTAAGCCGCCATAACGGAAAAATGGCAGTGATGACAGGAGGGTACTTATGAGAGATACAACCGAGCTTTTTAAAATCAATAACGTGCCGATGCTTTTGCCGGATGAGCAGGTCACGGTCAGCTACGAGGATCTGGACAGCAGTGAGGCAGGACGGGATGAAAGCGGCGTGATGCACCGTATCCCCGTGCGGTATAAGGTGGGGGCGTGGAGCTTTACCTACAGCCACCTGACAGAGGAGGAAAAGCAGTATATGGAGCGCCTTTTTCCAATGGAGCCCACCTTCCTGTTTACCCATCCGGACAGGGTGGATGCGTCGGTGGCGGTAACCACCAACGCATACCGCAGCAAATATGCCATCAGCTGGAAAAATGCCCGTACCGGTCTGTGGAACAATTACGGATTCTCGGTCATTGAGTGTTAGGAGGGAGCAGATGTATAAAACCCTTGTAAAGCTGCCGGATGGACGGATGCTGTCCTCAGGAGATGCCTGCGGGGATGCCATTTTAAAATATACCCTGACGCAGGCGTCCAATGACGGTCCGGAGCTGAATCCCGGCTCGGTCTGTGCATCCGTATTGGAGCTGACGTTGCTTTCAAACGGGCAAAAATGCCCTGTTGGGCTGGGGGATCTGCTTACGGTTTATCGGCAGGATGAAACGGGCGTCTCCCATCAGATGGGGCTTTTTGTGGCGGAAAAGCCTACACAAAAGTCTCCGTCACTTTACACCGTCACTGCCTATGACCGCGTGTGTTTGCTGGATCGGGAGCTGAGCGGGTGGCTGGAGAGCTTGCAGGAATGGCCCTACAGCCTGCAGAACTTTGCGCAAATGGTTTGCCGTGTCTGCGACCTGGAATTGGAGGCGCAGATTCTGCCCAACGGTGCGTATTCCGTGGAAAAATTCTCGGTGCAGAGCTGTACCGGACGGCAGCTGATGCGCTGGATCGGTGCGCTTTGCGGTCGCTTTTGTGTCGCGACACCGGATGGAAAGCTGCGCTTCGGATGGTATCAGCCTACCGGCCGAAGAGTGGGCTTCGGTGGAGGTGTGCTGAAAACCGCGTACATAGACGGTACACTCTCCTTGCTTGTGCCGGGACTTACTGTTCGCGCAGAGGGAACGGATTTAAGTATGCAAGGACCTGTAGAGCTTCTTGTCAACGAACAGGCAGAGGGTCTTTTAACGCAGGGGCAGTGGCAGTACTACTATCAGGGAGGCTTTACCTGTGAGGATTATCAGGTGTGCCCCATTGAGCGCGTACAGCTAAGGGCCACCTCCAAGGATGTGGGGACGGTGTATCCTGCGGATGCGGTGGAGGGCAATCCCTATGTGATTGAAAGCAACCCCCTTTTGCAGGCGCACAATGCCCAGTCCCTGATCGGACCGGCGCAGACCCTTTATGAGCAGCTGAAAACGGTGACCTATACACCCGGGCGGCTGCATATCCCCGGTGACTGTACGATTGGGGTGGGGGATATTCTGACGGTAACCGACGGAAAAGGACAGGAGCATACCTTTTTCGTGATGAAACGCACCCAATCTGCCCGTGGGGATATACTGGAATGTACGGGAAGCCGCCGACGGGACGGCATCACTGCGGTCAATCACCAAAGCTATCAGGTGTTGGGCGGCAAGGTGCTGGAAATTCAGACCACAGTAGACGGCCTGCAGGCGGAAAATCGGGATCAGGCAGGAAAAAGTGCCGCCCTTGCGTTGCAGGTGGAGGGCATCACCGCCGCGGTTTCCCGTCAGCAGACAGAGCTGGGTACGCTGAAAACACAAAACACCCTGCTGGAGCAGACAGCAGACAGCATCAAGCTGCAGGTTCGTGCACTGCAGGAGGAGGGGGTCAGTCGGGTGCAGACCCAAACCGGCTTTACCTTTGATGAGCAGGGACTGACCATCAGCAAAAGCGGCACCCAGATGGAAAACCTCTTAAATGAAGAGGGAATGTATGTCCGGCGAAGCGGAGAGGTCATTCTGCAGGCGGACAAAGAGGGTGTTACTGCGGTGGATGTGACCGTTGGGAACTATTTGGTAATCGGCAGTCATGCACGGTTCGAGGATTACACGGATGCAGGGGTAAGCCGTACCGCCTGCTTTTGGATATAGGAGGAGAGATGGCAGTATATCAACATTTGGCGGTGACGACACTGGCACAAAATGTGCAGGAAAATACGTCTACAGTGCGTATTTTATGGCAGTCCACCCAAACTGGGGGCAGCTACAACGAGACAGAACGCGCCGCCTATTATCTGATTTCTGTGAATGGACAGACACCGGTAAAGCAGGAGGTATCCTATACGCTTCCTATGGGTACCACAAAAACCGTGGTGGATACCCAATACACCGTACCCCACGACAGCTTGGGAAATGCCACCGTGGAGGTACAAACCTGGATGAATACCCACATCTCCGCAGGCGTGGTGGAGCTGTCTCAAAAGCTGCAGCTGGATACCATTGCCCAGGCAGGCACTTTGCGGGCTACCGACAGTATGATCGGAGGAATCTCCCGGCGCAGCACAGCAAAGACCTGGGATTGTACGGGGTGCGTGTGAATGATGGCGTTGATCTCCGGACGTGCGCGGTAGAGGTCCAGATGCAGCTGCTTTTCCACGGTG